TGCATACATTGAAAGCGGCTGAATCAGATTGCCGTCTGTGTAGACCTTCGCGGCAACATACGTCTGATCCATCGTCATCGCAGTCTTGCCAACATCGGTCGTGGCAATCTGGATAGGTCCATCGCTAAAGAGGTAGTAGGCCTTAGGATCACCAAAGTACGCGGCAACCTTGCCATCCGCGGGTGAGTCAAAGCAGCTCTCGGGCATACGAATCACATCGATTCCACCGAAGAACTTCATGGTGCCGATGTCAAAATAGTTCATTCCGCCAGCAACGAGAGGATCGTTCAGAAGAGCGATCTGTGCCAGGAATGAATTGGGCGCAATCAGTACGCCACCATCAGCGTACATGCCATCAAGCGACCAGAACAACTTGAGCAGGTCGGCTTTGGTAACTTCCGCGAGAGTGTCATGCGTTGCAACCATATCAACGGCAGTCGCGCGTCCAACCATGCCGGTCATTTCGAACGTAGCCCCGCCATGAATACCAAGCGTCCACTCATAGGTCTCCCTGCGAGCAATGGCGCGAACAAGGGCATCCTCAATATAGGGGATGGTGCGAATCGTGGCATTGCGAATGAGGTCGTTGTCGATTCCCATCCATGCCATGATGCCAGAAGTGGAATATTCAATTGGCAAAAGCGTCGGGGTCGCTTCAGGAACGGGCTTACCAGCAAGCATACGGTAGGCCAGCGGCAGTGTTGATTCTGCCAGAATCGTTCCCTTCGGGCTGTACGGATACTGCGTTACGGACCGGCGGAAGGGCGTATTGTCCAACTTCAACACAAGACTGTTTGCGACAACCGTCGGAATCAGCTCGGCAGCAGCGCCAGATGTTGCGCTAGTCCAGGCCTTAGCTTCCCAAGGGAGACCCTTACCGAGACACTGTCTGTACCATGCGGCCTTGCCTTCCGCTTCCTGCTTCGGGGTCAGTTCCCCGTTTGCGCTAAGATCGGGGGTAATGGTTACAGACTTCATGGCGTCCATTAAATCAGTGTGAAGCTGATCACGAGTTGCAAAGGAGCCTTCTTTTACCAGCTTCTCTGCCACCCCGTCGATAATATCCTGTTGCATTGCTTTCTCTTGCTCAGTCACTTCAGACCTCCTCAGGTCACTTGATAGACTTCTAACGTTGCGAGTAAATCGTCTATCGGCCCGGGCTGCACGTCTCCTGACGTACTCTTGCTCAATGCCTCTAGCACAAACTCATCGGCCTGCCACCGGCGATTGTGTCTTGTTCCATACTGAAGATGGAATTGTTTGTGGCAGTCCACACAGAACGTGATACCGTTATCCACGTCCAATCGTCTTTCTGGAAAATCTGCAAAGCAGTCCATGTGATGCGCTTGCAACTTCTTGCCACGCTCACCACAAATTGCACAAGTGAAATCGTCACGCTCAAACACGGCAGTGCGCCAATTTGCATAAGGGGCGCTTGCCCGAATAAGCTCTTTTTGAGGAGTAACCCCGCCCTTCCAGTTGTGGCTAAGCGGACCGGTAATTGACGCGGCCTTGTTAGCGCACCATTCAGGGGACTGCTTAAGCCCGAGGTGAGACTTCAATAATGCGGCCTTGTTTACGTCAGACATCTTGTGCCCCATCAGGCCCGCAGAAATCTTTGCGCGAGTTTCAGGAGATGCGGCGCTACTAATCGCAGACAGTTTTGCCTTGTGTTCCTCTGAAAGCGAACGACCACGATTTGCCTTCAGTAGCGCGGCCCGAACAGACTCCGACATCGGAATCCCCTTATTCCACGCAACATGCCCCATCGTTATTTATGCCCCTAGCGCCTTATGCAACATTTCCAGCCATGATTCAGCTTTCGGCTCAGTCGTAGCTGCTTCACGTAGCGCAGTAAGCGCATCAATGGCGTTAGTAATCAGCTCATAGTTCTTGCTGGACAACACACGCCCCTCCTTAGTCGTAACTAAGACTTCAAGGTCGGCAATCAGGGTTTCGGGTGTCACATCAACCCCGAGCGCCTTGACCTCTGCATCAGTGAATCCATTGAGACGCAGGGCCATAGGGTTAGCGGGCACGGGAACAATGCTGAACTCCAATAGCTCAGACTTGGCAATCGTGTTGTCTTGATACTCGTTTGCCAGGAAGCCAACAGAGACAGTGTTCAGAAATCCACGCTCCCATGACTTTTTGACAGCGGTAATCAACGGGGTCACATCATCTTGTTGCCACTCCCATTGTGCCCTGATTGCCTTGTGGTCACCTTCGTGGACAATCTCTAGGGATATTGCGCGTCCAACGGGAATAGACTCTGCGCCCTGATAGGCGTGACCATACTGCACAACGGGATTGCCCATGTAATTGGTGATGCTCATTCCATCGGGTTCCATGATTTCATTCTGTCTATCCGTATCATTTGTGGTGATTGTGGCAGACGCGATATTGCCAATCGTCTCACCTTTGATTACTGGATAGAATATGCGCTTCATCTTCGTTGCGTCCATGACTAGCCTCCTAGATCACAGGTAAAATCGTACAGCGACAGTTAATTGTTTCATCTGCGCTTCCAGCGGGGTCGCCTGGATACATTAGGGATTCGCCCCCCACGTTAAACGGTTCATCTACTCCAACAACTTGCCCATCTGCTTCGGCATGATCATCGCGCACACGGCTGTCGTTTGTTGAAAGCCATTCATGCTGCTTAACGCCGTTTTCCGTATACACATCCTGGGCAGCAGCATTGTTGGCTGCTATGACATTTGTGCGGGCAACTCGCTCGGCACGATAGGCGATATTGTCGAAGTAGCCCTTCGTAGCCTTGACCATATCTGGAATCGAGGCTCCATTGGCTCTCGCGTCTGCCAATATCTGCGAGATTTCATCGGCAGTTGTCTGGTTAACAAGCTTGGATTGCTTGCTTTCCTGCGCTCGAATCCACTTAAGGATTGCTGAACCATCAGGAACGGCCATGGAGTAGCGAGCAGCAACTTCTTCAGCAGATTGCATGCCGAACGCCACGAACAGTGAGTGCCAGTTATCCACAAAATCTGAATCATCAAGCAGTGCGCGAAGGGGCTTAGTTGCAACCGCCTTAGCTCCATCTGCCACCCATGATTCAACAACCTTGGCTTGCTTGTTGAACGCCTTCATCGTTGCCTGTGCAAACTTTTTCTCCTGTGGGGCAGTCTTGGCAATGAACGCCTTGGCGATGAGCTTACGCGCTTCCGGGCTATGCAACGCCTTGATACCCTTTGGCTCAGCCACGGGCACAGAATCGCCCTCAGGTGGCACAACAGGTTCAGTAGTTGCAGGAGGTGCAACAGGTGGGGGCGGCTCTGGCAAGTCGGATGTTGAAATTGGAACAAGCATCGCGCTGCACCAGAACACATCTCCCCATGCAACCTTCTTCAGCCCATCCCGTATCCGCGCCTCGTTGATGGTCAGTTTGCCCGAGCGGAACTCTATCTCATCACTCTGCGCCCGCTCTAGCCTGTTTGCTTGTAGACACTCAATGCCCGAGTAGTCAAACTTGAACGTCAACCCCTTAAGTCCTGGCAGTAGCGGCAGCAGGAACGTAGTAATCCGGTCCGCCAGTCTGTCGGCCTTGGGGATAATCGTATTCGAGTAGAGGATGCGCTCTTGTGTCTGCGCGTTGCTGTAGTCCACGCTTTGCGTATCATTCAAAAACACACCAGGTACGCCAAATGCCGCGCCTATTTCCTCACGGGTAACCTTGCTGACTTCCAACAGTTTCAGATCGGCTGCGCTTATGCCCAGTTTCTCAAAGTGGTAACCAGCAGAAAGCCAGCCAATGCCGCCCGCTTTCTGGATACCCGAATACTTTTCCTCCCATGCCTTCTTAGCCGCCATGAGTTCGGGTCCAGTCAACTTGAAATCGGTCGTCATCAGTCCGGCCAAAGCACCGCCTGAACTCATCTGGCTATTCCAAACTTGCTTGGCGCCTTCATCCATGTTGGCGGTGTCAAGAATGGGACGTAGTTCAGAGAGACCGAGCTGACCCGTGATGCTGAAGTTCGGGAACAGCACAATGTTGGATTTCAGTAACTGTCTATCGGAGTATTGCCCGTTCAATCCCGGCTCGCGGTAATTGATGTTGCCGCCCTTGTCAATGAGGATCATGTCAGCATCGAGGACGGTGAGACCCTTGATGGCGGGAACCTCGACGTAAACCATACCCGTACCCTGTAACAATTCCCAGGCGATGATTCTTTCCACGAATTCAGTTCCAGTCTGGTTTGGTGAGGGCCTAGTCAAGACTGCTGACTTGCCTTCCACTACCTTGTCGCCGTTCATCAAATGCCAAGGCAGGGAGCCTATCCGGGTCGCAACTGTAGAAACCGCTCTCAGGATCCACACGCTCTTGTCGACTGCGGTGCGGGCATCGGTGACCAACATCTGCCCCTTGTCAGGGTAAAGGACGCTCATAACATCGGCCATGGCTGTGTTAAATGGCACACCGTCCTTGCGTCCGAATGTTCTAGATAACCAATTAGCCACGTCTTGCCTCCAATGCCTCTTCTACTTCCTGCTTGAAAAGGAAGTTGTAGGCAATCGCGTTAATCTTTGCCATGCCCTGTCCAGTATGCTGATTATGGTAAACGCTACGATGCAGAGCGTGAGGCATATTGATGACCCGTTCGTTGTCAATGTGATGCCCTTCGCAACCAACAAAGCACTCATTCAATGGAACAAACCCGAGCAAGCGGCGCTTAGCCTTAGACCTGCGCCTAAATGCCATTGGACCGCCCTTCCAACCTAAACCCATGTGGGCAGCGGACAACCTTGCCCAAGTTTCTTCTGAGTAAACAAGGTGGCGGCCCCGCCTGTTTGTGTTCCCTCTCTGTGCCATAGACATGTTTGCACGAGCGTCAAGGGATACTGGGTGCCCCACTTGAGCAATTGACATGTGCCCCCTTGTCTCATCGGACTTGGATACGCCCGCCATTGTCGCAGAAATCTTTGCTTTGGTTTCATCTGAAACGTGACCCCCAAGGCGGTTTTGGTTTCCCATCATGCCAGCAGAAATGTTCCTCTTCTGCGCTTCTGTCCGTACGTATATTCCCGTTGGCATCTTAGGCGACCACACACATGCTTGGCGTGAAAGCGAGCATCAGGGATTCGGCTCTGTCGGGGGACCTGCCCAGCGTCTCTTTGACGCGGTCCTTACTTTGGATGCAGATTTTTCCAGTGATGGTATAATCAAACGTCACCATCAACTCTCGCTTCAAGTCTTGATCATCAGGAATGCAGATATCGTCATTGAGAAAGCGATCTCTGAGACCCCAGTACAATTCGGCTTTCCTATTCGCAAACTTCTCAGAGTCCCAAGCCTGTTCTGCCACATTCACACCGTTGACGCCTTGAACACCCATGTCATTGAGCGCGTCGACTACCCCAGCGCCTATCCCAATCACATCGACGTTCACAGCCTCGCTCATATCTTCTGCTGCAACATCACGTACGCGCTTTGCCAAGGTCATTAAATCCATACCATGAATACTCTCTTGACTGATGACCGCATTACCGTGTCGAACAGTTATAACGCTGTTGTCGGACCCGAATCTGGCGACGTCGACTCCGAGAACATGAGGCAAATCAGTTCCAGTGTGAACGCGACCCATAGCGGCAAGAATGGAAGCGAGAGGAATGACAGACTTGTTCATCGAGGCTTTGTTCAGACTACAGGCATATTCCTGAGCGAACCTTTCCTCATCACCGTCCAACTCTGCAAGTTTGGACACACGCCACGCTTCTGTATGCGCGGGGTTGCCCTCATAGTTCTGTTCCATCCGATACCACGCAGGATTGTCCAATAGGGACTCGAATAGAGAACCTTCAGGACCAGGGTTGGGAGTTGATTCGGCAGTAATGGACATGCCCGCAACACCTGAACCACTCACAGCCTGCCAACTTTCACGGGGGGAACTCCAAAAGGCCAACTCAGAAGCAAGCAGATACTTGGCTCGGAATGAGCGGCCTACGTTCTTCGTCATTTCCATTGCTCTCAGGTGCGATCCATTTGGGAGTATGGCATGGTAGTCGGTATCCGTTTTGAGCCTTGCTATGGGTTGCCACGCTTCGGGCAAATTGGCAATGAACGTTCTTGCCGTCTCGAATAGCGACTTGGCAGAGTCCAGCTTATACGAACAGATGACTAGATCTCCCCCAAATACCATTGCGAGATAGGTGTAGAGGATCACCGCCACAGTAGAGCTGCCAATGTCACGACTCTTCAGCACGGCAATCCTGTCATGTGATAGCGTTGCCTTGATGAACTCGCGCTGCCAAGGAAACAAGACCAATGGACGCAACCCTTCCTGCGTCCTGATCTGCCCTATTGTTTCGAGGTCGTCGCAGATACGGGGGGCGTTCATTCGTACCTCTTCTGCAGTCCAGCAAGAATCGACAGCAATGTGTCCTCAGGTGATTCACCTGCTGCGGCCTTGCCCATGTCCTGAGCAATCTTCAACGCACCCGCTATATCTCGCACCTTGCCGCCTGCGTCCATCTCTGCCAACGCCTTGATATTCAACCGCTTTGCTGAATCGACACATGTGCCATTCCATTCAGCAGCAAAGGTTGATACTGCATCGGCTTTCTTTTCGGTTGCCTTATCGGAGGTCAAGCGCAAAAACGAAGCACGGGCAATATCCCACTGTTCTTTCGTTGCCTTCAGGCTCAGGGTTGTGCGATTGATCCCGTACTTATCTGCCAAGTCCTGCTTGCTGATTGCCTCGGGACTCGTTGTGTACTCGTTGTGTATCTGTTGCCAATTGATGCGAGGCCTACCCATTACGGCAGATCCTCAATAGCTATCCATGGAGGGTTGGTGAGCCTCGGGACTCTAACCCGAGCAGGCGCGACCGCAGTCACAGCCTTGTCAAATGCGCTCACCATATTGGATGTACCGTTTGCAATTCTTCGTAGGGTTCCTATGTCTGGATATGAAGAAAGCCCCACCTGTCCCCCGACTATGCGAAGGGATGAGTGGGGCGTATAGTTATAAGAATCCTGTATATCCGATAGAAACTGATGTTTCGCGCTTGCCGGCGCGGCTACGAGGGTCACCATTTGCAGATTATATTATACCGTATTTTTGTCCCCAGTCAAGCCGGAAAACCGCTTCCTATGCTACAACCGCATCAATGGGAAAATTCAGATGTAGCGCGAGACCATGATCGATAACATACCTGTCTCTCGCTTTTGCTGCGCTGATCGCGTCCAGATATGTTCCTACGTAAATTTCCTTATGGTTCACCCATATCCTGCCCATGAACTTCTTGCCGCTTTTCCTCACCCCCGAATACTCTCCCTTGCGCTGAACCCAGCGATGAGAAACTGGAGGCAATACGGCAAAACGAACCTGGTTCAGTCCTACGTCCCGCAGGTCGCGCGTTCCATCTGCGTTGCGGACAACGATTGTATAATGGTCATAGATGCGACTGTGCCGCACAAACCGCCGACAGGCTCTTTCTACTCGCGTCCAATCGCCGTCGCCCCCCAGCTCCATAACCGTCAATCCATAGTGGCTGATGACGGTGTAGCCAGCGCGATTTGCAACGTCCACAAGGGAGATCATTCGGATACCTTCTCCGTTACAGCTTCGCCTGCCGCTGGTTCAAGCACGAACCCCGGCACGATGTAGGCCCCCGAAGCGTAGCCTGAGGGAATATACCCGTCGCCATTTGTCTTTCTTGCGCAGCGCTGGATTTCTGCCTTCTGCCACAGTCGGCCTTCCGTATAAGCAGCGGCGTAGATGGATTCCATGATTTCCACGACTGTCTCACGATCGACGCCCAGTTCACGGTGGTACTCACGAACGACGTGTAAATTTATGATCTCAATCCTCTCCATGCTCACCCCCTCGATTTTGCAGCCAAGCCAATAGCAGACACAAAGCAATGATCGTCCAGAGAGGGCTGGTCATTTCTTCACCCTAGGTACGTATAGCACCTGGACTTTGACATTGCGTCTGCGCCCGAAGTGAGCAGCTTCATGTGTCGAAAAGAAAAACACGTCCAGCTTGGCGCCCTTGATGGCAGAGCCGGTGTCGATGACTTGACACGGTTTCCCGCCGTTATAGCCAGGTATCAGCAGAATTGTTCCAAATGGGAACCTGCTAAGGTCTGCAGCCACACCGCCGACATAGACACGTTTGCCGCTGGCCGTTGTCATGGGGTTGCTGTCACACTCAAAAACCGAGGGCGAATATGCTGAAACCTCCATGAACAGGGTCTTGACGGGTTCTGACGCCCTTGTCGTAACCTTGTCGATGGGAAGGACTGCCAGACGGCGGGCCTGACGGTAGTTGGTAACATCACCGGCAGTTGCAACCCCGGGGCTCATGATGAAAACCAACAGGGCAATCACCAGAGAGGCGATGAGGGCAAGAACCAGCGTCACAAACATGACACGCCCGAGATCTTGCCATGCGTAATAGTCAGGACAATGATTACGAGACTTAGCCCATTTCATTTCTGCGCCTTCGACTTCTTGGCTTTCTTGCGCTTCTTAACCACAGACTTGACGGCCTTAGCAAGTTTCTCTGCTTCAAGGCGTTCCCGCCACATCCTGAGATAAGGCATTTCAATCGGCTTGAACTGATCGCCGGAAGTCATGTCATCACCGCCTGCAACTTTTCAAGTTTCGCCCGCAATTGCGCTTCCTGTTCGGCATACCAGGCGTCCGTTGTCTTAACCGTTGCCATTGTCCTGGCGTGTAACGCTTCCCATTTCTTAAGCCCAAGCCATTGATGCTGTTCCCAGTATGCAAAATCGCCACTGACTGCACGATACTTATGGCAGGGCCAGCAGAGAGTGATCCCATTGTCCAGATCAAACTTTGTTGACTTGTGCTGACGCGTGAAGATATGGTGTGCCTCCGCTTTCTTCGTGGGGGTTCCACAATACTGACAGACATATCCATCTCGGGTCCTGACCGCCGCGGACCAGAGGGTACAACATAAATCATCCTCGATCTGACGCGGGGTTCTCTTCTTGCGTTTCGGCTTGTCGACCGACGATTCGACCCTGACAACTTGCCCACTAACCTTCCTACGCAATACTACGCTCATACTCACACACCTCCGCCCTTGCCGGGGCTACTGCGATTTGGGTACTACTTGCCTTCTACTTGCTTGACTTGCTTGGCCTCCCTTGCTTTTATCTTAATCACCTCATCGGCAATCTCATTCAGCAATACCTTAACCTTGAAGATATTGTCTAGAATCTTGTCAATCTTCATGCGTCACCCCCTCTTTCTCCATCGGCAACAGTTGCATCGGAAAGTCCTGCGGCTCGATTCGCCCGAACAGCTCAATCACTTCTTCTTTGCTGATCCTATTCACTAGCCCAACCATGACGGTCGCGCTTGCCCGCAACATTGCCGCCTGTAGCCTTTCTGCATCAATCGGCGGATAGACAATGTGGTACGAGGGGATGTTTAGAACCTTTGATTTGCGCGTCTCACGATGCCGATGCGTAGTCCTCATTTGGTCTCCTTTGGCGTTGTTGTGGCCGTAAAGCATATTCTATCCGCCCATTCCGCCTTCTTCCCCTTGTTCCACTGGGCTACGGGTCTCAAATAACCAACAACCCTGCTATAGACCTCACACCTGGTACGCTTGGCTGCCGGGATGATGACACCGTTGTCCAGTTGGAGATCACCGTTCTGCAACTCTGTCATGTGGTCTCCTTGTGAGGAACGATGTCGTAGTCGCTTGCCACACCATTATGCGACAGTTTCACCACCCCCACGCTTGCCTCTTCGATAACCTTGCGACGAAGGGCGGCAACAAGGGCATGTTTTCTTGCCACCACATTCAACGGATTCTCATCATCAACAACCACGCCCTTTTCCCCATGTATCTCCCAATGAGTTCCAGCATGGTTACGCGCCCATTCCGCATACTCAAACAACAGTTCATCAACAGTCATGCTGTCATACTGATTCATCCCGCCACCTCCTTTGTGGGCGCGAGGACGTTCGGAGCGAGAGCAGATGCGGCAACGATGTATACGTACCCCTCTGTCGAAAACTTCTTTCGCAATTCCGGCACGCCTCCAACCAACAGGTCTCCATCATGCAATACTAAACCACGGGAGCCAACTGCTACTATCCTCTCCCTCTCCTGCTCTTCCCCCTCTGCCACGCCTTCGGCACGAGCGGTAACAAGTTTGGCGTTCGCTTCTGACAATAAGTTGGCCACCTTTCGGAAATTGCTCCCTTGTAGTCCCTTATCGCGCTCCCCTTCTGCCACGCCTTCGGCATGGGAAACGGCGGCATAAGAATCAAGCAATCCAAGAAAGCAGGTAATTTCCGAAAACGAAACGCCATCCGCCATATCAACTATGTGTCCGCGCAGTTCCTCAACCTTAGTCATTTTACCTCCTCAGGCCAGGCCAGTTGTTTCTCTTTCCGTTTCTCTTCTTTGCTTGTATCAGCAAATGCAAAGTTCCGCCGTGGACACCGCTCTGTTCCCTCATAGGGACAAGCCATAACAAACCGCGCCAGTTGTGCGACGTTGACTTGAATCTCGGGCTTCGGCTCGCTTCTGCGTACTGGAACCCCGGGATCTTTGGCAATCATGTAATGGTGCGGATTGTTCCGCTCAGAGAATATCTCGCGGTTGCCCCAGGCACACTGGAACAGGTGAGTTCCTTCGGGTACCTCCTCAAGCGCGTCCACGATGTCGCCGTGACAAACAGACGTCCAAAACGTATGATCATCCATTCCTGCCAGTTCCTCACGCACAAGCATCTCGAGAGGTTCTATGTTCCGGCTTAACTGAGCAAGACGCCCCATAACGCTACTGATTTCGTCCATCACTTCACCTCGGGCGCGAGGCAAGAACGGTGAACACAACGTCTGCCAGAGCGTCAGCAAGGGTTTTTGCCCTCGTTTCAACCGTGCCGATAGGAAAGGCACTGTCACTGAATGCCACTACTATTTCATCTGCGGCGTTTGCCATGATATATTCAAAATACCCACGTCCCAGAAGCCACGATAGAAGCGTGTCGGCACGGTAGGCGGGGTATTCATACAATTTTGTATTGGCAAACTGTTCGACAAAACTCGTGTCCAGCGAATAGTCGTACTTACCCATGTATATTGCGTCACAGGGATAACCTTCATCTTTCTTCATAAATTGCATCTTTGCCAACTGCTTGCTTTTTTCCAGGCCCGTATATTCAACCACGATTTACCTCCTTTGTCTCTGCTTTGGATTCCGCTGTCTTAATGCGGATTGCCTTCTTGTACATGGCATAGTCTGCGTCTTCAAAGTACACCAGCCGATTCTTCTTCGCCTCATTGAACGCCCGCATAAAAGCATCAGCGCGGGCAAGAGGGTCAACGAAACGATCAAAGTCCATGTCGGGATTCTGCTGAACCCATTGTCTCAGACTGATTGCCTTGACTGACGATTCTGCCATCCAGTTGCCAAAGTTGCGATAGATAGAAGCAGACGAAATATGCGTTGTCCAATACCCATCAGAATCAGAGGTAAGTCGCCACTCAATACCCTTTTTGATGACAGACTCAGAGTAGAACTGCAACAACAGCTTAAAGTTCCGCATATCGGCAGGGGTGGGCTGAGCGGGAATACCGCGCGAGGAATAGAACCAGGAAGCCAACAGATAGGGAACAGAAGTCGTAACCTGGATTGCCTTGTCTGGTTTAGTCTCTGGTTCTTTGATGACTTCAGGAAGATTTTCGAAGAGAGGAGCGCCGGTTTTTTCATTTTCGGCGCAATCTTTTTCTTTTAATCCTTTATCTGTTGTAAGAGTATCTGTTGTGGGTACCGATTTCGGTACCACCTCCGTAACCGATTTCGGTAACGTAACCGATTTCGGTAACGATTGCCAAGTGCCATAACGCTTGTTGAATTCATACATACAGATAACGCCGTAACCGATTTCGGTTACGCCCCTATCATTACCGATTTCGGTTACGGTCGCTTTGCGTCCGGCGTACTTGATGATGATGTTGCGCTGGACAAGACGCTTGATAGTGGTGGCGACATGTTGCTTGCATATGCCAGTCCCATCAACCCACTGGCTTAGACTTATAAGGTCGGTTTTCTTCGACCAGCCATAGGTCTTGCGCCAGAGAAACCATAAAACCCGCGACTCGTACCCGGACAACTGGGTACGCGCAAGGGTTTCGGCTATGCTGTTGACGATCCTAAGGTGGCCGTCTTCAAGTTGGGGATTTTCAAGACTCATTTGCCGCTGAGCAGTACATACTCACCTCCAAACCTAGTTAGGATTTTGCCATTCCTATTGGTGGGAGGCTCCGCACAAGACTCTCACCATACACCATACAAAAGAAAGATGGAGGCGGCGCCGGTATGGTCGGCTGTCGAACAGTAGCTAACTGTCCCAAGCCGTCTCCCATATCAGTATAGCAGAAACGACTAGCCGCACAACCCAGCAGCGGGGACTCGCGCCGGGGGGGGGTATGTTCGTCTAGACTATCGATGGATGCCCAGTTGTTCTGTCTGAGCTATTTCCATTTTGGAAACAGTTGATACCCCCTAGTGTATACCCTTTGCTGGATGCCGCATGAATAGCGGGCAGATTTTCCATCACCGTAAATTACCGTTTGTAGAGATGGGGGGCGGTTCCAAAATGAAACAGGCTATGTGCCGCCCCGTTCCTTTCCCCTCAGAACCATCCTCTGTCGCAAGCCACCTTACGTCCCCAAGGTTCTCTACTGTCGCGCCAGCCGCCAACAGCATCAATATCCACTTATCAATCGGATAGACAAGAACAACGCGCTTCCCCTTCTTGTTTTCCTCAATCGCCTTTCTAGCCCACGCCGTCGGCCCCTTCTTTTTCCCTTGGTGAATAATGGATCCAAAGGGGGGGTTGACATAGTTAGATGATTCCCACTCACAAGTCAAACCGTCGAAGTCATCGGGCTTTGGATAAGGACAGGGGTCAAAGGTAAAACCAAATCGCGCCAACAATCGTTGGAACAGGGCGGGCGGGGTTAACCAGTAGTGCTTCCCGTCCGCGCCATTACCTTTATGAAACTTATTCTCTGCCGGGATCAAGGTACTCATGCCCGCCTTGCCGGGGCAAGACAAATCCCAACAATGAATCCGACCAATGGGGAAAAGAAGAAGCTAAGCCAAAACCCACCTGCGTAACTTCTGCCCTTCCAGCTCCAAAGTCCAGCCACCATGAGACAGAGAATGAACCAGAGAATGAAAATGATCATGTTGTCATCTCCCTTTTGAGATAACTTTCTGCCCGCTGCACTTCCTGGATCTTGTGCATAATCTTCGCCGTCTCCCGGGCGGCCTTTCCATAGGTTTTCGCAGTATGTACCAGGTCCTGCCGGAGGTCGTGCTTGCGTAATTCAAGAGCGGTCAAGGTGTTCATACGGATACCTCCACGGGCTTCTTCTTCGGCCCCTTCTTGACCACCTTGTGCTCAGCATAAGAATAGGTGACGTGTAAGTCTTGGAAGTACAGGTCGCCCGTCTCCCTTCCATTCTCGGCGTGCATTTTGACGCAAGAGGATATCAGCCCAGCAACATCGGGGGTAAGCCCAAGTTCACCCTCGGCCTTGATGGTAATGGTGCGGATTGTTTTCTCGCTCATGTCACACCTCCAAACAATGGCTCATGGTTCGGTGGGTTTGCGTTCGGCGTTGCTTCCAGTTCTGCTTTGGCGTAGGCAAGGGCCGACTGACAGGCCCCGATCGTTTCTTTCTGCAGCTCCATCGCCTCCCTGGTACCCTTACTGAGGGCTTCGGCAATATCGGCAACCTTTTCGGCGGCGTTGACGCGCTTCGTGACTTTGGCTTTGAGTTCGTCGACGGTGACCTTGACGTCCGGCCCCGCCTTTTCTTCAATCAACACCGTGGCATACAGTAGCTTGAAGGCGGCAGACTTGTTGATAGCATCACCCAATTCGGTACGGTACAGCTCATTCAGGGTGCCAAGCGTTGACAGGGCAGCAAACATCTTGTCGATGTACTCGTTCGCTTGCGTGTTGCAGGGAGGGGTCAGCATGGCAAGTCCTCCGACCAACAATCTTCTTCTTTCCAACCCCTTCTTGCCAGTTCCCGTTTCGCCGCTGCCCGGACTTCTTCTATGGTGTCGCCGGATACGATAAAGTTGTCCTCGGCCAATTCTGCTAGCACAAAATGATGTATTCTATATCTCACGCCCTGCCTCCAATTAGTCCCCATGCCTGTGGATCGTCGGTTACCGACCTTTGACCCTCACGGTACACGTCCTCCAGGACCTTGACTGCCGGGATACCATTCGCCAGACATAGCAGAGCCACGGTAACCGCCAGCTCATGGGGCGACTTTTTGAGGATTGCAAGTTCTTCGGCTGTGACCATTTCACGAGGCCTTCTTTTCTGTTTTCTTCTTGTTCGTCGCGCAGAAGTCCTGCAACTGCTTGATCATCACCTTGCCAGCCGCCAGTAGGTCATCATGCTTCATGGCATCCATATCTGCAGGTTCGGGCAGATGGTCAAATGCAGACGCTTGATGCAGACTGTCCAACCACTCCTCACGGGTATAGGTCTTAGGACCGTAGATATAGGTCTCAGGTGGTGTGGCTGGTTCGGTCGACTCTTCGGGAATGTCGGGAAACGGCATAGAGGTGTCGGCAGCTTCTTCGGGTGTCGGTTCGTCGCCGTCCTTGAACTCCTTGCTCTGCTCAATCATGGTTCGGATCCATTCGGGCAGCTTTTCCCACACCACATCCTTTCCATTTTCCACATCATAGGAAATCATAGGATTGCTCTGTTCGGGCACGGTTGTTCCTTTTGGTACAGACATCACGCCCGCCACGTTCGCGTACGTCTTGCCGCCACTCTCAGCATGAATCACGGAGAGCAAACACGGAGCGCCCAACATAGAACCAAGCGCGAACCCCGCTTTCTCTTCTTTCTCGGTGATGCCTCTTCCCAACCAGCTTTCAAGGTCTTTCCTCAGGCTAGCCTTGTCGTTAAGGCTGAGCGTATATTTCTTGCTAATAGCCAAAGGTCTGCCATCATCCATTAATTCGTTACAGAGTTCAAACTGTACCTGGATTTTGTGACTCCAGTTCCCGAACTTCTCTGAATATTGCGTTCCCAGATCAATCATTCCATAGCAACGCGCGACGTGTGTTCCGGCCGGTATAAGGATGCGTTCGCTACCCTCGTTCTTAGCCACTAACATTGGTTGTCTCCTTTGCCGCGATTGCGGCTTCCACCTCTTGTTTGAATAGAAAATTGTAGGCAATGGCGTTCATCTGCGCCATTCCTCTGCCAGTATGCTGATTGTGATGGATGCTTTGATGTAGTTTTGTGGGCATATAGATGACGTCAAGCCGATTGACGTGATGACCCTCACATCCCGAAAGGGGAGAGTTCAGAGGATTGAAACCGAGCGTGCGGCGCTTGGCGCGAGTTCTGGCGTCGGCCATTTTCTGACCGCCCCTCCAATGCGCAATAGCTATCTTCGCACACGTTTCAGGCGAAAGTTTGCGCCCCTGTTGCCATGCTGACGTCTTTGTTCGCGTCTCGGGGGTAACGACGTGGCCCATAAGGATTTCAGATACCCTTGCCCGCGTTTCAGGTGATGGTCTAATCCCCATGCGCGTCGAAGATATCTTTGCCCGCGTTTCAATTGATGTGGTATGCCCCAATTTTGACGCAGACTCTTTGGCTCGCTGTTCGTCTGTCATGTGCTGTCCAAGCTTCATTGTCTCACACTCCTTTGTCTCCTTTGTTTTGATGGCAGCAGCCCCTAGAAAGGAGTCTAGTTTCACGTGGTTAATTACGCCACGCTAGGCTGCTGTATATATTGTACTCGGAATCGGGTTCATGTCAAGCAGGGGCGTGGTTCGATTCGAGATAGTCTACGAGGACTTCCAGCGGGATGTGTGTTATGCTTGCGATGTGCAAGATTGTGTCAGTGGTGATACTCAGTTTGCTTGGCAGATATTCAAGAGTCCGATATGTTTCAGGGAGCAATCCAAGTTCTCGCGCAGCATTGGCGGTCGTCATCATTCTGTTCCACCTCCACTCACGTAGTGGGTTACACTGCTTTGCCATGCCCCACCTCCCTTCTTGCTGTGGCAATGAGACGAGCCACGGCGTATTCGAGTTCGTCAACCGTCTGGCAATGGCCAGTGATGGTAACCGGCTCTCCAATTCTGCATCGCAATGTCAGTCCCGCTTCTCGATTCCCGTTGCCGTCTGAGCGGTCATAAGAAAACTTGCGAGCGACCGAAACCTTGACGGCGTCCAATGCTGTCACCTGTCCACTACTTAGCATCACTCACCTCCCGCCGCTTTCGGCCAGATTGCTTCGATCTGTTTCATGGCGGTCGAGAGGTATATCTCTTGACGCGAAACAGCGCACAGAATGATTTCTATTGCTTCTTTCTGTTCTTCATTCATTGACCCCTCCCGCCAGTCTATCGGCACAGTTTTCAACGAGACAATTACGACAGGTACTAGGGCATACCCAAGCACAACGATCGGGTTCAGGGTCGGGTTTGGGTTCCAGTCTGCCAACCGTAGAGTTCCACTCGATGTCGGGTTCGGGACTGTCTCTAAGTCCATCTGAAACCATTTCATTCAAGCGGTCGTACTTCTTGCGGTCGTGCCGTTTAAGTGATTCCATGCGGTAGCCGGTTAAGACAACCATTCGATTCGTCATATCTATCTCCTTTGGTTAGATTTTTAGATCGCATTCTGGGACCGAGTAGCCAACTATCGTGATGGTGTCTGGTATCGGGAGCCTTTTTGAGTTATCAGTGCGCTACTTTCGCTTACGGTTGGGAACCCTTGTTCCCCTTGCTGCTAATATCTTAATCCGATTTCTATTTTGTGAACAGCATGATTGTGAATGAAAATAGCATAATCTTCACAGTGGGGAGTGGGTATAAGGAAACCCCACTTTTGCCGAAGTGGGGTTGGGTACGCTACGTCCTTTTTAGTATAACACAAAATCGGAACTGTGGCAAATGTGCCATAAATGTGGCAAGTTGTCAATACTGTTTATACATATTGCGGCTAATGCCATTTCTGTGCGTTTTGCGGGGTTTTCATATCTCGCTGTATGAATGGACGTTTATTGCCGCCAATTCTCCTATAAAATGGCAGTACAGGGTAGAGTGGGGTTACTGTGACAACTTGCGACAATTTTCTGCAACGCATATGCTTGAAATATACAAAAATGTATATTTAGCGCAGACGGTTCGCCTGACCATTTCGTCACAACAATGGCCTGCAACATGTGACCACAACACTTTAACGGGGCTATTTCTAGCTTTGACCACAGAAATCAGGACCAACCGTCTGGAAAAACCGGATACTTCAAATATTTCTAAGGAACATACGAGGAATCCTCGTGAGTTCGAGTAGGTGCATTTTTTGCATCAACTTGTCAAAAGCGTGCATAGCCGTATATGGAATACCCCTGAACGCAGGAAAGTTACAATAATGATGTGTACCCGCCATGCCCATATGCAGAAGGATATGTCCAAAATATGCAGATAGATGGACAGATGTGCATTAAACGCACGAAGGGTACAATTTGCCATCTGAGATGTATACTCAAATCCGTATCTATCCCAAACGATAATAGCGAGTGCCGCTATTTTAGTTTTCGGGGTTATCCGATAATAGTGGCCTTATCAACGTACCAATCAAGTACCCCGCAACCTTAACCGGCTTAAAGGTTCGTACACATCATGCGGTGTAACACGAAACGTGTTATGCCAAATGGATAACTCCATCGGATAGTGCCGTTCTGCTCCATGAATACTAACCTTTCTGGGCAATACTGGAACAAACTGCCTAGAGCCAAGTGGACATGAAAAGACCCCCAGTCACCGAACAGGCTGGGGGTACGACTGGCCGAACGCCCTATCGCGCGGCATCTTCAGCTTGGCCCGCTAAGGCAATATGGTGAACGGCGGGAACCAGTTGTAAAGAAATTGCTTACAACTCAAACATCACGCTTAGCGGGGAACTTGAACCCCAGCATTTCGGGCCGTTCATCCCGCCTGATTTGGTGCGCCCGATCCTAGTTTTTGGAAGATAAGCGCGAGAGGTCAGTCCTGGCGGGGGCTGTTGCCTTAATCCTGGCTGGCCCGTAACCATTTAATCTCAGACTGTCGCCATCTGAGAACGCAGGCACTATTAGTGCTGGCTCGCTGGCCTGCCACGGATGTCCCATAGGTTGCAACCGTGGACTACTGCGTCACGATACTATTCCGAGACGTGGACGTCCTTACGCGCACCATCCAGTCGAATTCGTGGACAGCCGCAATGGGAAGGGGCAAGCATTTTCTCTTCTGCATACGACTCATTCCATTTGACAAAAGAACCCGAGTCAACGAGGAACTGCTTATCTGCACTGAGGGTTGCCTTTCCCGATGCAGATACATGGAGCCGGTACTTATCAACTGGCACACCCGCCTGCATGTGATTATGAGCACCGATGAGCACGTCGGCCCCTTCGAAAATGTCTGAGAGCTTATAGACCCGGTTCAATCTGCCCCCGGGTGTCCCGCCGCCGCCCGTCGTGTGATGACAATAGGCAACATAGTGGACGCGCGTTGTATCGGTCTTTCCGCCGTCGCCCGTTTTGCGTCCGATGTTCAATCGGAGAACCGCAGAGAACCTGGCGTAGGGAACCCCGAGCGTATCACAGAGGTCTTCCATCAGATCTTCATTGGCATAGCGCATGAGTCGCATTTCGTGGTTGCCTATGATACCCCCGATGATAAGATGCTTTACGGGCATGAGCCGGTCTTTCATGTACTTTTTCGCCTCTCTGAGATTCATGGATGCGTCAAATGGACTGGAAACGCCGCCCATGACTACTGTGTCGAACATGTCTCCCATGAGGAAAATGTATGCCTTCTCGCGCTTTGCCCAATCGATATACCCTTCGAATTTCTGGTAATCTGTCTGGCCCGAACCGGCATGGACGTCGCCAAGCGGCAGAAGGTATACGGCCTTGCGCTTGTCGCTTGCTTCGATGAGTCTCAACGCTTCCCCTTGCGCTTCTTCTTGTCGACGAGGGCCTTGACCATGACCACATCGATCTCGTTATTGGCCTGCTCCTCCATCGCGCACCCCGCCAGATATTGGTACGCATGGAACAACTCATGCGCAAGCACAAGGCGAGCTTTGTACTGGGGTAGTTTCTCTTGAACCAGGATCTCTATTTTCTTGAATCGATCGTCCTTACTGGGGGTCAGTGTTACCCCGAGCGGGATATTGCCATCCTTATCTGCATACACCGCCAACATCTTGCGCGGTACACGTTCCACGGTGATGATTACCACGCGCCAACCTTTTTCAAATGTGAACGATTGCACGTGAAAAATGCAGAAAGTATGGTACAAGATAAGACGCGCCAGGAGCTACGCCCTGACGTGCTGGTGCGTGTACTCAAATTGCACCTCCAGCGTCTCTGCCAAGTGGCAGAGGCAGAAGTTCACACGACCCGGAAGGCGTTGCCGCGCTGAATCTTCCGGGTCAACTTTATTGAGTTAATTCGCTAGTAAGCCAAGCCGTAGCAAGAGCATTGATCTGTTCCATCCCGCGACCAGTCCACTGGTTATGACTAATACTGCGGTGCAATTCGCTCGGGATATAGATGATGTCGCTCTGATTGATGTGATGTGCTTCGCAACCATCAAACGGTTGATTCATGGGAACAAAACCCAACATGCGACGTTTGGCCTTGGATTTGCGCGTCCATACTTGTGTCCCGCCCCTCCACACGGCCACGGAAATTTTCATACGCATTTCGGGAGATACGAAATGGCCCATTTGCGCCACAGACATTTTTGCACAAGCTTCTGGGGATACGTAATGACCCATGCGCGCTAATCGCTGTTTGTCTGTTATCGGAATTCCTTTTCTGGCGGCAGATATTTTTGCTCTGGTTTCTTCTGACTGAGAGTGTCCATATCCCATTTGTCTTTCACCTATCCTTTCTCATCCCATTTGACAAAGCGGTAGCACCGGGGATAAGACCGGCTTCGGAGGGTCATGAACCTATCCTAGCTACCACCAATAGTATAATACTCTTTCTAGCCGTGCAAGACAGCAGGAGAAACCGCGAAAGGAACCCTGTCCGCCCATTCAGCCTTCTTCCCCTTGTTCCACTGGGAAACAGGCCTCAGATAGCCAACAACGCGGCTGTAAACCTCAGTCCTGGTACGCTTGGCTGCCGGAATGACAATGCCGTTGTCCAGGAGAAGATCACCGTTTGTCAATTCTGTCATACCGCAGGAGGAACCACAGGAATCTCGGTCGGAGTCGTTTCACCAAGCTTTTCCCAGGCGTCACCCCACGTGAGCGTCATCACTGAAACGGCCTGCTCAATCAACTGCTGTGTTTCGCCAGCCGGAAGGTGAAGCCGCGCGTCCAATTTCTCAAAGGCAGCTTGGAACTTCTCGCTGTTCGTGAAGGTCTTATACGCATTCTGGACAATCGCCACAATTCCATTAGCGATGTCTTGGTTATTGTCGGCCAATGTTTTCACCTGTATGAGCTTTGCCGTGTGTGCGTTGATATATGCCGTAACCATCACGGGAGCCAGCGTGACGATGACCGTGCTGATAAGAGCGACGATTGCAAGGATAACGGGGTTCCAATCGATAGGTACCATGTTTGCCTCCTATGCCTTTCCAAGTGCTTGTAGCAGACGATAGAGTGACCACTCCAGGGTGTTCCACGACACGACACCATCGGAGTCGTGACCTGGGTCAATGATTTTCAGCTCAATAAGCTTCTGCTCCGCAATGCTTCTTGTTGACGTTACAACGACTGGTGGCGCTGTTGGTTTTGTCACTACTGTCTCCTGAGTTATCTTACCGTTCTTCGCATATAGCATCGACCATCCGAGATAGGGGAATGCTCCATTGCGCGTGTATCCCGTGACGCTTTGGAATCCAAGTCCGTTGCCAAGTGATTCTTTGAGATAGGAGCTTGCCATGAACACAGATGTTCCGCCGCCCTTGGTATCGAGACCAACATGTCCGTCGACGCCGTATTTCCAGTAGTGGAGTGCGCCGATGGGAGCTTTGGAAGCATCGGGATTCAACTTTCCTGCCAAACCAGCCGCAATCTTCGCAGAAGCGGGAATGGGAATGGGGCCATCCCCGTAAGCGATACACATGCGAGCCATGAGTGCGGCGCACCACCCATCCCACGGCCCGCCATTGTGAGTTGGGTGCAACTTCTTAAAATCTCTTGCCTTCTCATCAAGGGTCATATCATCACGCTCCTATTACTTCGATAGCGCGGTAATAACGGCTATTGCAACAGAGACTAAGACTAACAAAAAACTACCAAGGGAGACCATAAGTGACGTGTCCTGTCGCTTGTTGGTGCGCGACTCATCCGTTCCTGTCTCCTGTCCTTTGGACAAATCCAGTCGACTCGTCAGACGCAATTCGAGGGAACTGATATTCCTGTCTCGTGCGCTCCCCATGTCCTCAAGATGTTGTGCCTCATAATCGAGTTTATCGGAGAAAGCCTTCATCCGAACATCCATATCGTCCTTGGTTGCAAATGTCGCAGCCTGATTCTGCAACTGTTGCCGGTATCCGTTGCTCTCTTCAAACCGTTTATCTGCCGCAGTCTCAGCTTTGGCGGTGGCCTTATCACTTGCCGCCATGGCCGCATTGATAGCGTCTTTTTGCGCATCCAGAGCGGTATTCATGGCAGTGGTCTGTTCAGTCTTCGCCGTTTGCATGGCGGTTTGCTGAGAAGAAAAAGCGGCATCAACGGCCTTCGTTTGCTGTTGATATCGTTCTTGGAGCATTTCGCGCTGGTCGGCTATTTTGGCCAATAGAAACACTCGTAAGGTGTCCACTGTCCACGCCGCAAATGTTTCGTCTTGTACGTCACTCATCATACCCTCCTATGGGTAATGCTTTGTCGATCGTTGCCTTAGCCAATTTCTCAGTAACGGGCGCTGTCACCATTTTCTGCATATCTTCCAGTTCTACCGTTGCCACGTCCAAACTTGCTTGTAACTCTGCCACCTGTACCGTCTTCTCTTTGACCTGCTTCGCCACGACAGCCGCATCCAGCACACCGACAATATCCTCATTGGGAATCACGACCCCGCCGACCGCAGATCTGAACGCCTCGATTGCCTCATCTGTACCGGTCACCTTCCACACCCTCAATAGTTCTGCGGCAATGGTGTCTAACTTCCCGACTGTCTTGTCTAGGTATGAGTTCATATGCGCCCGTATGTACATTGCAAGCCCCCTATGTCCAGTTTTCCATCAGGTACTGTCCTGCTAGTGCGTTCATCTGTGCCATGCCCCGTCCGGTGTATTGGTCGTGGTAGATACTGCGATGCAACTTCCTCGGTATGTGAATCACATCATTCTGGTTGATGTGGTGAGCCTCACAATCCATAAACCAAGAGTTCAATGGATTAAAACCAAGTAGGCGGCGCTTGGAACGACGTTTACGCATAGATACCCTTGGTCCGCCCTTCCAATGTCCTATACCAATTTTCACCCGAGTTTCATCTGACGGGGAAACACCCTTATTCCATGCTGGTTTTCCAATAAGCGCAGCAGACAACCTTGCGCACGTCTCAGGTGATACCGTCTTCCCCTTTTCTGCTAAAGCCTGTTTTGCTCTTGTTTCAGGGGATGGAATACGCCCCATTCCCGCAGCAGAGATTTTTGCTCGAGTCTCATCTGACGGTGAAATTCCCTTGTTCCAAGCCTTCTGTCCTTTATGCAATGCGGACATCTTTGCTCTAGTTTCAAGAGATACAACACGTCCAATCCAAGCCGCAGACATCTTTGCTCGCGCCTCAGGAGAGGGATGGGTTCCTAGTCTCATCATGCCTTCCTTTCGAGAGCGCCGATGCGTCTCGCTTGCTCTGCCAGTCTTGTCATGAGAACATCCATGGCCCTTCCCGCTGCTAGCGTCTTGCCGCTCTGCCGGTAGTCGATTGCATAGACCGTCATGGGTACGCCATCACCACTGATGGTATCCCCTACACCAAGGTCGGTCGACAGCGGCACGTCCCGGGTATACTGTTCTCTGGCCACAGACACGACAGGCAAAAGTCCATCTGCGTATGCTTGCGCTCCAGCCTCGCTGCCGAAGTCATCAGTTACTGTATAGGCCCGCTGCCCCGTTCCAGCTCGCACAGTGACCGGCAGTGGGTTATCGGCTACCAACACAAGCGTGTCCAGGTAGTTGTCGCCCGTCCACGTGAGTGCTATCGTAGCGAGGTTCGTGGGGTTACCGGTACGAGTGAAATCAGATAGCGCGAGAGTGACAGACTCAAACAAGTTGAAGGCAGGACTCCAAATGAAGGGTGCGGAGATCCATGCGTAGTCCTGGACGGTTTCAAGAATGGATACGGTCACGGATATAAGTTGGGGTCCAGCGTCAGCTGCTCCAAAGTTGTGGTTGTAATCATCCAGGATATACCCATCCGGAAGCATGGTCAGAGTAAGATAATAAGGAGAATTGACCTGATACCATTGTCCACCCGTTGACCCCCGAAGGGGATAAACGCCCCGATAACACCCAAACATCGAACTCCAGGTTATGGAAACGTTGGAGTTTACAGTGGACACCATATTCACATGCGACCCGACGTTGTTGTATGTCTGCACGGTGATGTCGCAGGTAATGACTTGGACGCCGTAGTTCGCAGCAATGGGGTACAGGTTCGTAAACTCAATGCGCACTGTTGTGGCTCGATAGTAGTCGGACTGCGATATCCATGTTGGAACATTTGCCTTGAACACATTCCCAAATGTAGGAGCAGAAGTGTCTTGCCAAATAGGAGCACCAGCGGCGTTTAACAGGATAACACGATAGGAGCATGCGCCGGTCGTCGTCCCTTCCACGGTTGTGACATGCTGAGCCGGAGATAGTGTGATATCTTTCGTGAGGGTATCAGTTGTAGCTGTGCCATCCTCGAGGATGAAGCCCGCGCCCGACTCTCCGGCGAATGTATGCGTCAGTTCCAGCTTGTTTGAAGCGTCCTGTTGAAGCGAGACGGTGACGGTTGCGCCGACATCGGGGGGGCACCAATTGAACCGTACCCGGTCAAACAACTTGAATGCTGCGCTCAATCCTTCTCTGTGGCAATCCCCTACTGATTTCAACATACCCAACGCACCTGATGGCGGGCGTAGCAATGTCGGGTCCACCTGCGTCACGTCTGTCACCGTACCATACCAGTTTGCAGCATCATGAAGGGTCATGAAAGTGTCGGGTGTCGGATACTGCTTCACGATGTAATGAGCGATAACCGCATCAAAGGTATCTGCGTCTCGCTGCCAGCCCGTGAGCTTGTCCAACCGTTGCATGTGGTAGTCAGGTGTCTGACCGCTCACATCCAGCGGGAACACGTACAAATTTCCGTTGCGAACCGATGCCTGTGCCAATGACTGGATGAGTAGTTGCTTGATGACCTCTGTTGGCGTGATGTTCACGTACAGTTGCGGGTAGGTCGTCTGTGCCAGCAGGTCCGCTCCCACGATATTCAGCGAGGGAACCAGTAACGAGATAGCGTTTGCCGTCGAGCCGTACGCCGTTTGGAGTGCCATGATTGCGGAGGTCATGGCATACGACTCAGCTGCCTTGCAGGTGTAGACATAGAACGGGCCGGATATGGCGACCGTGGCAATCTCGAACTGATATTGTCTCAGGCCGCGTTCTCGGATAACGGCTTGGATGATGCCAGACAGGAGTGCCGCACAGGAAAAGTTCAACGTAGGGAGAGCCGGGAACAGTTCATCATGCAGCACCGGCTCAATGGCGTCCAGCTTGGCGTCGCCTGAATACACGTCTATCCCATACTCAGATAGCTCGTAGGCCATGACATACGTGATAGGGCTTGTTGAGACCGTTCCAACTGAATCAGTCGCCTGAGCGTAGATGATGTGCGGGCCGCGCTCGAGGGCAAGGTCATAGCTGAAAACGTAGGAGCCAGATGTCCAGATTCCAGTGTATGCCTTGCCGTCCACAACGATAAGGGCAGAGGGCAGACTGACAGCAGAGGCCACGGTAAGCGTGACCGTGCAACGCTCTCTATTCTGCGAAGCCGTGAGGGTCAAGGTCATACGTCTGTCCTCTTCAGTTCCACATACCAGCGAGCCGACAAGCCTTGACTCTGCACAATGGTTACCGCACTAGATCCAATCGGGATGTCCACACCGCCTAGGAGTGCCGAGATGTCGCTGCCATTGGCATTGACAAGTCGCTTGTCCGAGCCTTTTACGATTTCTCCCGCGTACCTGTTGCCGACGTATAGGGTATTGTAGAGCAGCGACAATGAGGAGTAGACTAGGGCCTGGTATTCTGCACTCGTCAGCACATATGGATACTGGATGAGGTTCGCTAGACTGCCTTCCAACGGCCCTAGTGTCAGTTGCGGCCACGTAAGCGCTGCAAGTGTTCCAGTTGCAGATGTCCACGAACCGCCATCAGGATGCACCGCTATGGTGACGGCATGAGAGGTATCTTCTATCACCACTACATCCAATATTTGTCCGTATACTTGGCCCAACAACCATACATAGATGGGAAAAACAACGCTGACATTCGTAGTCGCGTCAGTCCACGTGAGGCAGTTGTAGGCAAAATCAAGCCGTAGTGTGTTGTTTGCCGATGACCAAATATAGACACTGTTCCCACCAAACGCGGCAGTCAAGTCATACAAAACAACGGAATCCAGAAGGAAGTATTCACCGGCAACATTACTATCCATCTGAAATACTAGGTCTCCACTCGTTGCTGCGGCAACAAAGGTCATAGGCACTGTATGGGCTGCCACAGAACAGTCCACCAAAGCCCCATTTTGGGCTGCGCCGCCCACGGCTGCATATATTTTCATCTTGCGTCCCGCGGCGGCGGTTGTTTTTGCCAGACCCGAAAAATAATAGGTGTGACCCGAAATTAACGTGGCGCCAGCCCAGTCCATCGTTCCAGCGTTCCCAGCGGCTACGGATTTAGCAGACGCGGTACCAGCAAGCGGAGAAACAGTGGTTCTTGTCGTTGTATCGGGGCAATACCATCCCGTTGTATTGGTCTCAAAGTCTCCGTTCGTAATAAGGTTGGTCAACGTTATGGGCCGTGTCTGCTTGATTTGCATTGCTACCGTCCGCAGGGTACTAGCGGGCGGTGTCCACGTTGCCACGTCCTGTGCGGTATCGCTGCCAAGGTAGAGGCCGGAATCGAAGATTGGAGTATTGGCAGGATAGGTCACACCGGCATGGTCTTTAGCGGCAGAACGCGTAAAGGTGACGGCTTGACCGGCAAAGTCTATCGGGGTATTCGACAAAGGAGCGTAAAACAAAGGGGCAAGGTAGTGGATAATCGGATAGGCGTTGACGTTACCGGCCTGACTGATTCCGGTGATGGACTGATTACCCCATTTGTAGCCGGTTGTGGGGTAACGGACCGCCGCGCCCTCGCGTAAGGGAGAGGCAAGCAGCGAAAGGATGTATGGATAGATACCGGACCAACAATCTGAGGCGTAGGGAACGCCTGAAAAGTACACCGTCTGATATGAGGTCCCGCTGTCGAACGAGATCGCAACCACATCATGCCAGAGACAGGCCGACATGTCTAGAGCGTCACCTGATACCGTGATCTTCTGGACTCCCAGTCCCAGCCGCATCATGCCTACGATTGAGGTATAGGGTACATGGAACTGCCCGTCCAGGTCCTGTACCTTTTCGATGTCCACCTTGTTCGCAACAACAGTATAGGTACTGCCAGTAGAGTATTTAACTATGATGCTCATGGCGTATAGCTCCCCCTGCCCATACCATTAATTACGCTCCCAACCCCAGGTGCAACCTGTGTCACGGCGGCAGTAAGGGTCACAATGCCGTCATTGAGCTTTTTCAGGGGGCCGGACAGATATTGACCTACGGCGGCACTTGCCTCAGACAACGTTTCTGGACCTGCGTTCGACTGCATTCCGTTTGACATCGTGGACACGTATTTGTTTATCAACGAGGGGGCTACGCCAGACGCAAGGGAGGTCGCTGCTTGCTGCGCAATGTCCATCGCCTCTTTCTGTTGCTCGTTATGAGTCGCGTTAAAAATCTGATCCATGAGCGATTGCGTAGCGCTGGCAACGGCGTCATTGTACCGCTGTTGTGCCGCCAGACGCTTGTCCAGTTCGGCTTGTACTTTGGAAGTCTGCTCTTCTTCTTTTGTTTTCGCCAGGTCCGCATATTTCTTCAAGAGGGCATTGCATTCATTGGTATAGAGGGTCTTTGACGCCAGCTTGTCTTTGCTTGCTACAAGATTTGCGGCATATTCCACATCGAGGGCACGTTGCTCATTCTGCTGATCTGTGTGAGTGAGAGTGTAAATCTTATCAGAGATGGCCTGTCGCGCTTGCTTGATTGCTTCAGCAGTTGCCTTGGCAGTATCGGCAACCTTCTGAGCAGCGGCTTTAGCAGCATCGGCAATAGCAGTGCTTGCTGTCTTGGCTGCAGATGCCCCAGCAGTACTTGCCTTAGTTGCAGCAATGCCCGAGTCAACCGCCGCTACTCCCGCGCCAGCGTAGGCGTCTTTTACCTTCACGATTCCCGCCGCAACATCAGAGAGACTACCAACAACGCCCCTATTAGTTGTTCCCCTGCCGCCAGCAATATTCAATAGCGTTCCAACGCTATTTGTGCCAGGGTTCGGGGTAAGCATACCCGTGAGATTGAAGTCCTCGCCAGCAGACGCATTTGTCGCAGCTCTTGTCTCGTTCGCTACACGGGTTTTGTTGATCCAGTTAATAGCAATGCCAGCATTGGCAATAATCCAATTAATGTCATTGGCAACGAGCCTAATAACTTCCCCGGCAACCTTGAACGCCTCGCCAATACCATCACATGCCTTCGCAATGGCGCTCTGTATTTGTGGCATGTTGTTGATGATGTATTGGGTCAAGTTCTCAATGATCGGACTCAATTGCGTCATGAGCGTATTCACAAGGGGAAGTAATGCTTGCCCTAGTGTTTCGCGCATGACCTCATAGGACTGCTTCATCGCGCCGATCATGCCCGCCGTGGTCTTGTTGTAAGCCTCAGTTGAACCACTTGTCTTATCTAGAATCTGTTGAAGGTACCCCAACTGCGAGGTTCCCGCTTTGGCTTCAATACCAAACTGTTTCAGAGACCGCGCCATACCATTTGACGCTTGTTCAACAAGAGAGTAGGCAGAGGCAACATCAATACCCTTAAGCCTTGCCACTTCCTGGGCGGCAGATACGGCAACCTGAGCAGTACCAAGATCACCATACTTGACGATACCCTTGTCAAGCTGTGCCATAAGCTCTTCAGCATCGAAATGGTTGACCTTTTCCTGATTCTCTGCCCAACTCTTGCAAGCGGCAACCTGCTCATTCGTGGAATTCAAGGTATGCTTCATGGTAGCATCTAACAGTGCAGCGGCCTTTTCTGCTTCAATCCCGAGGTTAATGGTTACTTCTGTCCACTTGACCATGGCAGCAACAGCAGCACCGGCGATAATGGTCTTGATGATACCGCCCAGCTTATTAGTGGCGGTCCCGACATTGCCCAGTGCCGATTCGGCGCCCTTACTGTCGCCACCTATGCGTAAGACCAACTGTTGGAGATCCATTATCGCCTCGCTTTCATTCTCTTAATAGCCTCATCTCGGAACGCTGTTGCCGATTGCTTTTCGCTTGAACTTCCCAATACGGCTAAGTCAAAACCCCATTGGTCAAAATCAATATCTAGGAAGTCGTGGGGCCATCTACCTGTGCTGGCGTAACGGTCTTTGAGGAGCTTTTCGATACTCTCGTTGATTGGGAAGGGAACATCTCCGCGAAAAAACGAGCTACCCACTCCTGGAGGTATGCCCAATCTTTCGGCTCAGAGATGTCATCAAGGGTAAAGTCGGCTGGAAATCCCGCCTCTACCAGCTTCAACAATCCTGCCATAACTTCAACAGGACTAACTGAGGCATTGGAGGCGTCCAGCATCGCCTTAGCCTTCGGGGGCTGGACGGTCAATACCAGCCCCGAGGGGAATGTCAGCTCAATAGTTCTATGCTTGTATTCGTCGATGGTCATGGGTTATGCAATCGCAGTTGCGGCAACGTTCGCAACAATCTTGAACAAGAGACCGGTTGAATCAGGAATTGCTACAGCTGTAACGGAGATCGTTGCAAACCCATCTTCGGTCGGGAGGATGTTGTCGATCTTCGTGATCTTGCACTTGCCGAAGTTCACGTGAACATCCGCAGGCAATCCATTCGTAGCATCGACTGTTTCAAGTCCGGTAATGTCTGTTGACTGGACCTCAAAGCTGAAATAGGGGGGAACGCTTGCCACATTGTAGTTGGACGTTTCAGTCGTTGCGCTTGGGGTTGACAGAGTATCCCCAGTCAGGGCAGACAGAAGGGCCTTAGATAAACACATGGTGCCAAAAGTAATGTCGGCCTTGTCCAGCTTCGATGAAACTGCAAACGTGGAACCATCGCCCCTTGCTTGCGCAGAGCTCCATGAAACCGAAGCCTTGACGTCGCTCACTTCTGCAATGTCGATGAGGGTTGTTGCGGTTCCTGCAACGTAAACTTTGATCTCGCAATCGACTATGCGTGCGACTGCGATTTTCTCAATCATATTGGTAATTGCCACTAGAAGCCTCCGAGAGCATCAAATGTGCTCACAACGTGGGTGTTTCCGCTCTCTGGAATCTCGCGGTGATGTACGACCGAACCATATTTATTAGCGACAACACGTATTGCAGCTTCAACCGCCACTAGGTCAGTAGTGGACTTTGCCCACGAATCAACCTGGACGTGCCATGACGCCAAGTTATGATCTATGCCCCGTTCACCGTCAATCGTTGCCATAACACCACAATCAGGCATGGGTGACGTAACGGGCGGCCAACCCCTATAAACGCGAGAGGCAAACACAAGGGGAAACTTCTTCAGTTCAACGATAACGGCGTCAACGAGGTCAGTCATTTCTTTACCTCATTGAGATACTTGGCAATGAAGTCGGGCATAGCACGAAAGCCAACCTCTGCGGCACGGGTCATAAACAAGAGCGGCTCAATATAGCGAGTGCCAAACTCTTGATAGACTGCATAGTTCACGTCCTCTGTCTGCCCTTCGCCCGTACCAGCAGACCCGCCAGCCGTCACCGTAACCGTCTTGTTTTCCTTATCGGGATGTGTTGCAATGGAGGATCGGAGGTTGTTCGTGTCAATGCGCGTCTCAAACTGCTTGGCTTCCCGCTCAATCCGCAGGCCAGTATCAACACAGCCACGATAGACGGCATTGGGATATTCCTTTGCCATACCCTGCAATACCTTGTTCAGTTCTGCCATTCCCGAAATCTCTACGTTAATCATGGCTCTCCTACGCCCAAGTATTCCCGCCGCCATCAATCAGCTGCGGAGTGCCCACGATAGCAAGTCCCCCTGATGCAGTGGCGTGCATGTTGCTGACCTTGCCCGTGGAATATTCGGCAGCGACCGATATGTTGGCGAACCCCCATGTAGGGGAACCCGTGTTGCTGATTTTCCAACCATCAAGAATGAGGTTAGTGAGTGGGCCTCTCCCACTTCCACTAGCATAGACTGCGAAGCAAGCGTTTGACACGACCCAGCCGATAGCAGTGACGTTGTTCCCTCCGTAGACCTGGAGGGCCGACATTTGACGGTCAGTAGCCTCGACAGTCCAGCGATTGGCCGTAAAGTTTGTTACAAACACGGTCTTAGTGGACGTTATGTAAATCGCTATAGAGCTATTCGGCGGAGAAATTGCCGGGTTGCAACGGCTGTTGCGAACGACCATATCATTGAGAGTGATGTCGTGACAGTTGAAGGCTTGGATGATGCCCTGCTGACCAAGGATGTATCCGTCGAAGATGAGATTCTGCATCGTGATGTTGCCAGCTGGGTTATCGAAACCAAAGCCGAATTGAGGATCCCTCCCGCTAACTGAACCCGACAGAATCACCACAGCACCTATTTTTGGCCGTACCACGACGAGCCGCGTCCGGTTGATGTTGATAACCGTGTAGGGAAAATGATACGTCCCCGCCGCCATCTCAATCACGTCAACGGATTCATCAGCAAGAAGGGTCATGAAAGCACTGATGGTCTGGCCCGATGTGAAGGAAACGATGCGTTGAGTGGGCGTCGTCGGTGCAGGAACTGGTGCAAGAATTGGTGCAGGAGCGGCAGGCTTAGATGATTCCAATGCCTTAATGCGAGTATCTAGGGCAGTGATTTGTCCTTGAATCCCTGACAAATCGGTAGCAACAATATCAATGGTATGGCTATGTGCGCCAGATGAAGATGTCGTTTTCATGCTCATGTTGTTCCTCCTAAAACACATTATGCCCAAAAAAATGGAATGAAGTTCGGTTTGACTGTTACCGGTGGACTTTCGGCTGCTGTCGTATAGGTATTGAACGGATTTGTCCACCCAGTTGCTCCTGTATAGTAATAGATGACAAAGCCAGCATGAACACCAGAGAACACGGTAGTCCCCCACGTCGCAGGGGCATTTCCGTGGAAGTGTGCCGTTACCAGTGCGGAACAATCCAGAAACACATTATTGCCAATACTGGTAACGCCGCTCCCGATGATTACAGTAGTCAGTCCCGTACAATTATAGAAAGCAGTATTCCCAATGCTGGTTACGCTGTTGGGGATGGACAAAGCGGTTAGAGACGTACAACTAGCAAATGCACTACCGCCAATGCTGGTCACGCTATTGGGAATGATTAAGCCGGTCAGCACAGTACAATCATGGAACGCATCAGCTCCAATGCTGGTTACGCCACTCCCGATAGTCACACTGGTCAGTCCTGAACAACCCTCGAATGCACTAGCTCCAATACTAACTACGCCATTCCCAATAGTCACGCTAGTCAATCCCACAATATGATAGAATGCCATGCTGCCAATACTGGTTACGCTATTCGGGATAATTACGCTGGTCGGAGTCTTACCGTAGAACGCAGTAGTCCCGATAGCAACAACCGGATACGTATCTAGCGTTGATGGGATTGTTATAGCGCCGCCCGCCCCCGTATAAGCCGTGATGGTGGCGTTACCGCCAGATTGCGTATAGGTATAATCGCCGCTCTGTGCCATTTATGCTTCCTGTCCTGCCGACAAGAGATTCCACTTCGTCAGGTCGACGCGCCAAATGAACAGCATGGTCAAGTTCTTGCTGGCTACCGTGATTGAGGGAAGTGCCACGCCCGCTTTGGCAACATACAGATTTCCATAGGTTACTGCTCGCGGTGTGGCATCGCTTAGAATCTCGAACAACATCATGTCGCCATTAACGGGCGTGCTCGATGAGTGGTTGTTGATGACTAAGGCATGCGCCTGTGCTGTCCGAATGAAGATGTCATAGGTTGAAATCTCGGGGGTAATTGTGTCTGTCGTTGCTTGCACATCTACTCGCCGTGTAAACCTATGGTTCGTTACCGTCACGGTTGCTGCGTTCTTTGTGGCATCGGAAGTATTATCGACGTTCGTAATGGATGCCGATGCCGCAGCCCCGAGAGTTGCCAGTTGTGCCGCAGCGTTAGCATCGTTGATAAGTTCTGCTCCCGCAGCAGAAATGGTCGTACTTGCGGGTAGGACAAGGGTTGCAATATCCGCGTCCACGTTCAGGGCGGCAGCAGTACCAAGCGTTGGCTTGTCGGTAATACCGGCCCATGTCGTTGTTCCAGCAGCACCGGTGTCCCCAGTGTCTCCCTTTGGTCCGGCTACGATTGAATCAGCACCGGCAGTGCCAGTTGTTCCAGTGTCGCCTTTTGCGCCGGCAGCTCCAGTAGCCCCCGTTGTACCTTGAATCCCTTGTGGACCCGCAACGGTAGAGTCTGCACCCGCTGCTCCAGTCGAACCAGTTGCGCCGGTCTCACCTTGAATACCTTGCGAACCCGTTGCCCCAATGCTGCCCGTGTCTCCCGTGGCTCCTGCTGTGCCATTCTGCCCTGCTGTACCAGCGTTGCCCTGGATCCCCTGTTCACCTTGCGGCCCAACAAGAGCGGCAAGTTGCCCCTCCGTAAAATCAGCGTAGACAAACGCATCGCCATCGGCACCTGCTGCACCGGTGTTACCGGTTATTCCTGTATCTCCCTTAGGACCTACGACCGTCGAATCTGCGCCAGTTGCACCCGTGTTGCCGGTGTCACCTTTAGCGCCAGCAGCCCCCGCAGTTCCAGTATCACCCTTGGAACCAACAGTCCCCGCTGCGCCAGTAGAACCAGCGGAACCCGTATTGCCTTGAATGCCCTGAGTACCCTGAGGGCCAGTTGGTCCTTGTGCACCCGTAGCCCCCTGAATACCCTGCGAACCAGTCTCCCCCTGAGCACCAGTTAAGCCTTGCGAACCCGTAGCACCTGTGGGGCCTACTGGACCCGTAAGATTGCCGTCCGCACCGGCTGCCCCGGTGTCTCCCTTATCTCCTTTGTCGCCCTTTGTCCAGACAACCCCCGGAAGGGCTGGGGGTGAGAGCGGATCCCAAATCTTGCTCATGATAATGCCTCGCTTAAGAATTCATCAGTCTGCCACTGGCGATTGTGTCGGACGCCATATATGTGATGAAACTCTTTATGACAATTGTTGCAAAGCGTAATCCCGTTATCAATATCCATACGCCTCTCGGGGATGTCAGCAAAAGAATCCATGTGATGCACTCGCAATATCCCACCCTCGTTGTTGCATTTCTGGCAAGTAAAGGCATCGCGAGTAAATACCGCCGTTCGCCAAGAAGAATAGACGTCGCTAGTTCGGATTAGCATCAATTCTGGAGCAATCCCCCCCCTCCATGCGGGATTCAATTCGCCACGCACGTCCCGGTGATTGGCAGAAAGGGCGATGCGATGCTCTATCGAAAACGATATTCCCCTGTGTCCCAATCCAATTTTCGCCCTAGTTTCAACCCCCGGATGAAGCCCCGTGTTTGCTTTCGATAGCGCCTGTCGAGTAGAATCTGGCATAGGATGACCCGGCTTTCCCTTGTGGGCCGCGGATATCTTCGCCCGTGTTTCAGCAGAAACAACGCGCCCCATTAAGGAGGCAGAATCTTTTGCTTTCTGCTCAATCGTTAAATGGCTTCCGAGTCTCATGGGAGTGTAAAAGGAAGATAGGGCCGCAGGATTGCTGCTACATCAGCAGGTATGCGCTTGTCGATGAATGTTCCAGGCTGTGCTGTCGTAACCAGTTGAAGTTGATATGCCACAAGCATTCTTGCGGCATTCTCAATCGTAGCGGGGAGGGTAGGCCAGCCACCAACATAAGTAAGAATAATGCGAGGGTCGGAACAACGCGAGGTCAGCAGTTCGATATGCCGCGGATACACATAATAGTCAATCCATGGCGTGAGCGTTGTGTCATAGGTACCATCCGTATCAGTAAGGTCGTTGCGATACTTGACCATCAAACCGGAATAGACGGGTTCGGGAAAGGGGATAATCGTGTTTCCTACTATCTGATATGTAACCGCATGGTTTGTGACCTCGTAGTTCAGCTCATTTTCAATAGTTATGAGCGCATCATCCCACATGGATTGCAGAAGCGAATCCCGGCTCACATCATTTTCGGCAAGTTGAAGGTACTGCTTCAGCAGGGTCAATGACGTAATAACCGTCACCGTGTATTGCTGTGTCGAAGCGTCCTCAGCCATTACCATGTAAACAATGGGGGAAGTGAAATCCCCAGCCGTACCCGATGTGGGCGCGATAGAAGCAAGAGCTGAAATCGTAATCGTTGGAACAAATGCCGTCACGGGTACGCCATACGGTACCGTCAGCGCTACGGTATGCGTGACCTCGTTGACCACACCCGTGACGGTCGGGGTCAGACCCGCAAACTGGAATGAAGTTATGGCCTTCAAAGCGCTAGGCATTGACCCCTCCTATAAAAGACAACGCAAGCGCGTTGATCTGTTCCATATTCTTGCCAGTCCATTGATTGTGTCGGATGCTGCGATGCAAATCTCTCGGAATATAGACAATGCGGTCATGGTCAAGGTGGTGGGCTTCGCACCCCTCAAAGTATGTATTCAGTGGCACAAAACCAAGGGTGCGACGTTTAGCCTTGAACTTTCGGCGCGTTACCGCCTGACCGCCTTTCCACCTGAGACTTAATGATCCCGAGGGCAGCCCCTTATGGAACTTAGACAATTTAGCGCGCGTCTCAGCGGAGGGGTGGCTGCCAAGATTCGCATTAAGCAATGCAATCCGAGTAGATTCGGCCATGACGTGCCCCTTTTGAGCCGCAGACTCTTTTGCTCGCGTCTCGGTTGATACGGGCAAACGATGTTCCCATGCCTCAGACTCTTTTGCCCGCGTTTCGGGAGACGCAATGCGCCCCTTCATCGCAATAGATATCTTTGCGCGAGTCTCTTCTGAACGATATGCCCCGAGGCCATTTGTATTCCCCATCCTAGCTATAGACATTTTTGCTCTAGTTTCTTCGGATGGCGACACGCCCTTATTCCACGCAGGTCGTCCCATAAGTGTCGCAGAAATCTTTGCCCGAGTTTCATCAGACATATGGCCCCCAGGCTTCATATCGACACCCTCCTTATGCCTTGTGATTGTAATGACGCAACTGTTTATCGCTCTTGCTCTCTTCAATATCCAGTTGTTCTATGTAGCCTTTGGCAATCAGAAGGACGGCAACCTCGGGGTCGTACTCAATGACGTCCCCAGCCTTGAACCCTTCTGCATTTGTTGGCATCTTTGCTGTAACTCTGTACTTCAAAGTTCACCTCAAATGGGGGCCGTTTCCAGCCCCCGATAGTGCGTCGGTTGCTAGGCTGTGTTGTACTTCAGTGCATACATTGAAAGCGGCTGAATCAGATTGCCGTCTGTGTAGACCTTCGCGGCAACATACGTCTGATCCATCGTCATCGCAGTCTTGCCAACATCGGT